AACACCTTGCACACCGGGCCCGCGGGGAGCGCGCCCACAGCCGCCGCGTCCGCGTCAGCGAACACCCGATCGCCCGTCGCGTCGATCAGGCACCGGACCACCAGACGCGCCCGGAAGTTGGTCAGGTTCGCCTCGCCACCGTCACGGCTGGCCGCGTCGAAGTCGTCCCGCTCCGCCGCCGTCATCGAACGCACGGAGAGGTTCGCGCCCCACTCAGGAACGCTGACAGGGACGGTCGGGAGTGCGGTCTGTGCAAGGATGCTGGCGCGGATGCTCATGCGAACTCCAAGATTCGGAGGGAAAAAGCCCCCGGCGCTCGCACACGCGAACGCCGGGTGCCCTCGTTGTGGTTATCAGGCTGCCTCGGTCCATGTCGGGGCCGCGCTCGCGCGTGTCACCTTCGCGCTGAAAGCCTGCTTGTCCTTCGCGCCCATCGGTTCGGGCGTGAACTCAGACAGGAAGCCGTCGATCTCGACCTTGGCCCCGTTGGGGAATGTGATCGTCCAGAACTTGCGGAGGCCGAGGACGGCGCGCAGGTAGGCCCGGTTCTCGCTGGCACCGTGAACAAGGTTGCCCTTGAACTCGAAGCCCTCGGCGTTCTTGATGCCGGGGATGAACTCGGTGTACCCGTTGGGGCTGGTGTGGTGCGTCATCTCGATCGCGTCCACGGACTCGCCCACGGGTGTCACGTCTGTGATGTCGGTGAACGTCTGCACCGCCGCGCCGCCCGAGGTGGTGGCGTAGTGAACGGTGATGCCGAATGCGGCTGTGCCTTCTGTGGCTGCCATGTGTAGCTCCGATGTAGAGAACGAAGATGCGGTAGAGGGCTGCGCTCAGATGAGGCGGCGGGGGATCATATCAGATACTCCCCCTGTGGAGGAGCGTGTAGGTTTGCACGATGCGGTATTTCGGAACTTCCGAGCCTGTCGTCGGTTCCTCAACGTCCTCGATCTCGTCCTCGAGGATGAACGGGGAGGCACCGAGCGAGGTCGAAGCCGCCCGCGCGTGAAGGGCCGTGCGAACGGCATCGGCAAGGGACTGAGCCAGCAGCATCGACACCACGGAGGTGCAGGTCACTTGCCACAGGTCCGTGCGGAGGCCGTCCTGTATCCCGTGGGCGGGGTCGTTGCTGCTCCCGATCCGCTGGTAGATAACGTGCGGGCGGGTCGCGTTCTGGGGTGCCCGTCCTGGGTAGATGCGGTCCCCGCACAGCGCACCGACCGCCGAACTGTCCCGCAGAGTCTCGAAGATCGCCTGTCCGGGGTCCATCACCGCCCCCTCTTCTTCGCGGCCTTGGCGACTTCGCGGGCGAGTTGGTCACGAGCCTTGGTGCCCATCACGGAGGCGACTTGCCCCTTGGTGGTCATAAGAGCCGCGCGGAGGAAGGGCTTGGGCGACGAACGCTCCGTGCCGAGTTCGACCAGGTTGGCGTACTTGTGCGGATCGACCGGGCCATACACGGGGTGGATGATCTTCCCGCCCTTCTTCGGCCCGATGACGGCGACGGTGTTCCCGCTCCCCTTGTACGTCTTGACCTTCATGTCGGTCAGTTTGGCGAGCTGGCCCGTCCGCTTGATCGCGCGAGCGTTCGCCTTCGCCTCCTTGCGGATGATCCGACCGCCCGCGTTGACAGCCGCGCGGGTGATACGACCCTTGGCCGACCGCTTGAGCGTTTCCATCGCCGCGAGCAGGTCGCCAATCCCCTCGATCTGGATCTTCGTGCGGATGCTCACGCCACCACCTCCGTACACAGGAGCATGTGGCCCTTGTTCCGCTCTTCGCTGTTGGTGATCGCGTCGATCTGCCACACGCGGGAGTCGTAGGTGACGCGGCACTTGTGGGTGAGGCCGGCGAGTTTGCGGATCTCAACGTCGATCGACCGCACGGCCTGCGTCTGGTCGGTTTCCGTGCCCTCAGCGGCCCGGCGCTCGTAGACCCGCGCCCAGACCGTCGCCAGTGTCGCCCACGTCAAGGTGGCACCGCCGCGAGCGTCCTGCGTGTCGGTGGGTGTCTCGATCAGCACCCGGCAGTCGAGTTTGCCCGCCTTGATCCGCATGGTTTATCCCACCCGAGGAAGGCTCAGAAGGGTCAGAACGCGGTCGAGGCCGCTGGGCATCTTGGAGGTGTCGGCCACGCCCTCGACCACGAACGCCTCGCGGTACTCGTACCAGTGGGCGACGATCGCCATGATCGCGGAGCGGGCGAGTTCGAGCATTTCGACCTTGGTGGTAAACTCGACCTTGACAGCGTTCGGCACAACGTCATGGGTATATGTCGTCGGCCAGCCAGTCGCTGGATAGTTGATGCGTCCCGGCGAAGCCTGCGCGTCAACCGAGTCCGCAATGTCGCCCGCAACCACATACACGCCGCTTACCCTTACGGCAATCGTTACATCTTCGTCAATGATCGGGAATGGAAGAATGATGTCACCATCGGGGTACTCGTCGAGATAGCCAACCACATCCTCTTCTGTGTACACCCGGCTCGTGTGACCCTCAACGTGCGCGGTCGCGGCGGTGATGAGCCCGGTGATGAGCGTGTTGTCGTCGGTCGTGTCCACGCGCAGGTAAGCCTTCGCCTCCGCCAGTGTGACGGGATAGGCCGCGCGGGTCGGGATCGACCACTTGATGATCTGGACGGACGGCATCACTTCCCCTTGGACTTGTTGGCGGGCTTGGCGGGCGGCTGGGCGACGGGGGCAACGGCGGGCGGCTCGGGCCGCTCCTCAGACGCGGCGGGCGCTACGGCCTGCTCTGGGGCGGCTGGGGCGGTGGCCTGCTCGGTAGTGGCCTTGACCGGCTCGATGAACCCGGCGCGGGTCCAGTCCGCGATAACGTCCGCGGCCTTGGCCTCGGCGCTCAGTGTGTCCTCGTCGATGATGTCGCGGGGCGAGAACGACCCGAACAGGCCGGAGAATCCGATGGTGGGGCGGTACTTCATAGAAGAAACCCGCCAGCGCGTTAGCGCGGGCGGGATCAGGGATTGGGAATCAGGCCTGGATCAAGTGCTTGATCGCCTTGGTGTCAGCGAGAACGCCGTCGAGCTCGTGCGTGACGAGAACGCCGACCTGCCCGTTGGCCGCGTAGAGCTGATCGAGAACGCGGATGCGGGGCGTGCCGACGCGACGGAGGTAGTACTTGCTGAAGTCGCCGAACGCGAACGACTTGAGTCCGGTCGTCATCGCCGGCATGGCGTTGTTGACGAAGATCGGCTTGCCGAGCAGACGGTCAGGGGCACCGTTCATGCCAAGCTGGAACACGTACTGGCTCGCGCCGTCCTTGAGCTTCATCACGGCGCCCAGCGTGGTCGCGCTGAACATCCAGCCGACACTCGGCGCGCTGGCGTAAGCCACATCCACGGACACCATGAGGTCGATCAGTTCCTCGAAGGTGACGGCGGTTGCGCTGGCGGCGGTCTTGCCGAGCGTGGTGCTGGCGAGAATGCCCTTGATCTTGGAGGAGCCGTCACCGCTGGTCATGTCGGTGTTGGCCTTGCGGATGATGCGGTTGAAGCACTGGTCCGCGATGACCTTCTGGACCGCCAGCGCGTTGTCGTTCAGCATGCGCTCGGAGATGAGGCACACGCCGGACGTGTAGCGGTTGCGGCGGAGGGTGAGGTTCGCCAGAGTTGCATCGACGTTCGTAGCCTCAGCAGCAGCCTCAGCCTTGATCGTGGCATCGTTCGCCGTGTCGTCAATCGTGGGAAGGATGAAGTCGTTGCCGGTGGGGGTGTCGATGAACGTGATCGGGGCCGTCCACATGCCCTGACCGCCCTTGAGGTATTCGGTCCAGAAGTTCTGGAACTCGCTCGGACCGACGATGCCGTTGCTGTCCTGCGAGGTCGTGGCAATGGCGCGGGCTTCCGCGTCACCGTGGCCGGGCATGATGAGCGCGCGCTCCTCAGCAGTCAGGGCACCGCCGCCGATGCCCGTGCGGAGGTACTTCATGAACGCTTCGCGCTGCTCGTTCAGACCCTTCTGCTGGCCCTTGCCGTCGCCGCTGCCGAGCGAGCCGAGCATGTCGCGGCTCTCGTCAGTCTCATCGAGCTTCGCAGCGGACAGGGCCGCTGCCTCGCGCTGGTTCAGCGCGTCGATCTCTTTCAGGGCCGTCTCGAAGTCGGCAGTCTCGGCCGCGGTAAACGCCCGATCCTCCTTCTCGACGGTCTGCTGGATGCCAGCGGCCTTGGTGCGGAGTGCTGAACGACGCTCACGGAGCTCCTGCAAACGCTTGATGTCCATTGTCTCGGTCCTTTGTGTAGAGGCGGAAGATGCGGTAGAGAGAGGGCGTTCAGGCAACGGCGAGACGCGCTTTGGCGTTCGCGTGCTGACGCTTGATCTTGTCGGTATCGGGAGCAGGCTCGTCCTGCGGCGGCTCCGCGCGGAGAGCAAGATCGGTTTCGGAGTAGGCGGGCGAGACAACGGGGCCGACCTGGTAAAGTTCGGCTTCGAGAACGGTGCGCTGGCGCTTGCCGTCCGCCATCTTCGCCCATGTGTCGGCCTTCGCGCGGAACTCGAAGCTGTTGCCCTTAACGTCACCGCGCGCCACCAGTTCGAGAACATCGTTCCCGTAGCTGGTGTTCGGAACGTCTGCCTCGAACTTGATCCCGCGGCTGTCGGCTGAGAGGCGGAGCGTGTTCGCGCTCATGCGGCCCAGCATCTTGTTCGTGTCGTGGTTGTACGTTGAAACCACGTCGATCTTGTTCTCTTCGAGCGAACGCTTGAACGCATCCGGGGCGATGACCTCGTGCCAGTTGCCCATGTCAACGGAGCGGCTGTTGAACAGCACGGCGTAGCCGGTGATCGTCCGCTTCTCTTTGTCGGCGCGCAGCTCAAGACCCTCAGAGGGGAGCCTGCGCACCTCGCGCTTTGCGGTGGTCATTGGTGTAGTCCGTGTAGAGCGTGAAGATCAGGTAGAGGCCGAAGCGAGAGGAAGTAGTGGCACAAGCATATCAGGCTGCCGGAGGGTTTGCAGGCAAGTCAAGCCCCCATCGTCCGTTGCACCCACTCGTCGAAGGTTTCTTCATCGTCGGGCTGCTGAGCAACTGCCACGCGCGATCGTCGTGGTTGCCCCAAGCAACGTGCGTCGGCTTGAACTTGCGAAGGAAGTCGAGTCCATGCTGGAAGTCGAGTTGGCCCGATTCGTACCGCTCGCCCTCGCCGGCCTTGGCGCGCAAATGTCTAAAATCAAAGTGATCGCCTCCGGCCACGCGGATCTCCGGTTTCCACACGGACATGAACGCCCAGAACGCCCGCATCGTCGCGGGGTCGGCCTGATCGCCGTGAGAATCAAACGCTGCCGCCCATCGCGTCGTCTTCCCCACGGGTGGCCCCTTGGTTACGCTGCCGGCGCCTTCGCAGGCTGGCCCTTCGCCGCCTGCTCCAAGGTCTGCATGTTCATCGGGACGAGGTTTACGTCGCCGCCCTCGACCTTGCGGTAGCCGAGTTTCCGGCGAACGTCATTGACGGTCAGGTAGCCGTTCTTCATGCCCGACTCGAACCGGGCCGTCTGCGCCGCCGAGTCGCCGCGGGTCAACTCTTCGAGGTCAAAGCGGATTTCGTACTTCGAACGCTCGCCGGGGAAGAGCAGTTTTCGCTCCATCTCGGACTCGACCTTGACCGCCCACGGGCGGATCGTGTCGGTTGCGAACTCGATGTTCTGCTGCTCGATGTTGGCGAATGTGGACTTAACCAGGTGGCCGATCTTGTGCGGCGGGACGCGGAACAGGCGGGCGACTTCCTCGACCTGAAACGTCCGGCCTTCGAGCAACTGAGCCGCCTCGTGATTCATGCCGAAGGGGGTCAACTCCGAGCCGCTGTCAGCGAGGAACACGCGGAAAGCGTTGTCCACGCCCGAGTGCCAGTCGTTGAATGACTGGCGGAGGTTCGCGCGGGCCTGCGGGGTGAGCGTGCCGGGCACCTTGAGAACGCCCGTGATCGCGCCGTTTCGCTCAAAGAACTTCGCCGTGTACTCGCTCATCGCGGCGGTGGTTCCGATCGTGCGCCGGTGGGTCGTCACCATGTCGAACCCGCTCAGCCCGTTACGGCTCGGGCCGGTGATGTGCAGAACCTCGTCGTCGAGGAACTCCATCACGCCGCGGGCCGTCCAGTAGCGGTAGACCTTGATCCCGTTGCGGACGATGAGAGAAACAGTCTCGGGCACCATGATGTGCATCTCGACGGGCCGATCGTTCTTTCGCACGATCGCGGCGTACCCGTTTCCCTGTGCGGCGTTGTGCAGCAGGGCCTCCCAGAACTGCGGTCCGCTCTGGTAGTCGTTGGGGTCGTCGTGGATCATCGACCACAGCGGATGGTCGATCGCGTCGGTGAGGTCGTCCCCGTCCTTGCTCTTCACCGTGCGGGGCAGAGTCGCCAGCGTTTCCGAGATGACGCGGAGGCACGCCCAATACGCGGAGAGCGCCAGAGCCTGTGCGGGCGTTACGGTGATTCCAGCGCTCGAACCGATCAGTGTCTCACCCATCGGCGTGAGCGTGTCAGGCAGAGCGTCACGGGCCTCTGGTTTTGCAGGCACGAACGGGTGCGCGGGTTCGGGCGCAGGCGCGGACCGCGCGCTGAGGAAACTGAGAAGGCCCATGTGTAGCGCCCTTGTAGAGTGGGTAGGAGGCGAAGATGCGGGCGAGGTATCGTATCAGGTCAAAGCACGTAAGACCCTTCCGCCTCAAACGCGCCGGGGCCGGTGCCGGGGGTGAGGGATCCGCCAATGGCGATGATTGCGGCCGTCACCCCGTCAATCTTCGCCTTGGACCGGCGCTTGCACGGCTTGATATTCCCGTTCGGGTCCGAGTAGACCTTCACGTTGCTCACCATCCACCGCAGAACCGGGTTCCCATCGTGCCGGATGCGCCGGGACAGAACCCACCGCTCGAACTGCTTGGTCGGCGGGTACATGAACTCCATCGTCTGCTTGTACTTCATCACATCCCGACCGTCCGCCATCAGTTCGGACAGGATGCCGGTCGCGTTGTACGGGTCGATCAGGGCCTGCGCGATGCCGTAGCGGTCCATGAGCTCGTTGATCTTCGCCCGGACCACCCCGTAATCGACCACGTTTCCCGGTGTCGCCGTGAGGAATCCCGCGTCACGCCAGCCCACGTAGGGGTATCCCGTCGCCTCCTGCCTCCCCATCAGGTTCTCTTCGGGGCAGAACAGATGCACCTGGACGTACCCGCCCTCGCCGTCATCGTCGGGGAACCACAGCCCGATCGCCGTCAGGTCGCTCGTCGATGACAGGTCGATCCCCATGTAGCACTTCCGGCCAGTCAGGTCGGGCGGCTCGACCTTGCACTC